GAGCTGGAAGTCGAGCACGCGCATTACAAACGGTTGCTTGAGGTTCAGAAAAAGATCGGAAGAGCGCTGAATGATTTGCCGATCAGCGATGTGCTTTATGTTTTGGCCGATCTAACGAAGTCCATTTTGGACTCGCAAGAGCCGCCGCGCCGCAAGAAAAACTGCGATGCATTCGTGAAAATGATCTCGCCAGCGCCTTCATCCATCATCATGACGGATCATATCGGGAGGCCGAAACAATGAGTGATGGCAATCCGCATTATGTTACGCCTGAAGAGGCGGAGGAAAAAACTTGCCCCTACGACGCGAAAAATTGGGGGACTTGTATGAGCTCCCAATGCATGGCTTGGCGGTGGCGTCCAAAAGGTCACCAAGATTTGATGCAAGGTGCAATGTTGCAATTACCGCTTGTGCCTGAAGAACCAATGACCCACGGATATTGCGGGATGGTGCGGTCATGAATGATGATTGGGCTGTATTTGTGGTTGTCGTTTTCTTTGGGGCTTTGTTTATCGGTATGATTGCAGCAATATCTGGGCATGAACTTTCAGAACAACGGATGTACAGGCACTGCATAGAAGACGGCAATACGGATTACTATTGCTATCACATGACGCATACGCGGGGAGGTAAGTATGACTAATGAAATTGACATCAACAAACGCTACCGCACCCGTGATGGCCGTGAAGTGCGGATTTATGCGACTGATGGGCATCCTGATGAGCCAGTGCATGGCGCGTTCAAGGATTATAGTGGTCAATGGAATACCAGCATTTGGAATTTAGATGGCACTTGTCGCTTTAAGAAATGCGTAAGCGGCGAACAGTGTGTTGACCTTGTTGAAGTCAAACCACGCATCAAAAAGACAATTTGGGTTAATATTGATAAACAGACAGATGATTTTTTTGACACAAAAGAAGATGCTGATGAATATGCTTCTCAACACCGCATCGCTTGCGTGAAGGTTGAAATAGACTGCGAAGAAGGTGAAGGGCTATGACTGACTGGCAACCAATAGAAACCTGCCCAAAAGATGAATGGGTATTAGTTTGTGAACCCGGCTGGCATCTTATGGTTGCCAAATGGATTTACGCAGACCAATGGCAATATGCTCAAATTGATGATCCTAAATTTTATTTAAGTTGCCGTCCTACGCATTGGATGCATTTGCCAGAATTACCGGAGCCGCCAAAATGAGACAGTGGATAGTCCGCCATGAGCGGGACGGCGACAACGTGATGGCGCTGTGGGAGAACGAAGACGGCGACAGGTGGTATGTGCAAGTTGTTATTAACGGGGAGGTGCAGTGGTGAAAACACCCCCAAAGTGCAAAGGTTGTTTGGCACTGGCTTCTAATATTAGTGAGCATCAAGGAAAAAAGAAAAGACACGACCATTGCTGTTATATTGGTGCTGCAAATCAAAGCATTGTCGTATCTCACAATCATTGCAAAAATAAAGGCTATGAAGGTTACAGGCCAAAATTGAAGGAGGTTGAGTGATGGATATTGTAGAACGGTTGCGTAATCGCATGACGGTTGATTTTGATGCAGAAGGTGAAATTCAAGATGTTCCTGATAAAGAATGTATTGAAGCCGCCGACGAGATTGAGCGGTTGCGGGAAGCGTTACGGCTCATGCCAAAAACAATTACCGATGCCGCCGATGAGATTGAGCGGTTGCGTAAAGCATTAACCGAGTTAGATAGGGGCATCAATCAGTGGGTGACCACCTATTCTGTGATTAAGAAGACGTTGTTGAAAATAATTGCTGACGCACTGAAGGAGGGTGAGTGATGGATAAATCTGTTAAATTAGAAGAAGCATTAAAACGAATTGCTTTTAAAGCAAATATAAGGCGCAATATCAAAGACCCATTGCCAATCAAAACTTTTTTAAGACAAAGCGATTTGCAAGATTATGAAATATGGATGCTTGTAGAATCACTTGCAGATATTGCGATTGCCGCGTTGAAGGAGGGTGAGTAATGGATGATATAGTAGAACGGTTGCGAAAAGGCGACCCATGCGGAAATTGTAAACGTGATGATTGCCGCTGTGTAATTATGGAAGATGCTGCCGACGATATTGAGCGGTTGCGGAAAGAATCCCGCCTTTATTGGGATGCATTTCAAAAAGCCGCCAATGAGATTGAACGGTTGCGGGAAGATAATTTTAAAATGTGGACGATTTTGTGCGACACGCCAGAACGGTTGCGGGAAGTGTTGCGGAAAATTGACGCTGTAAAATACTACGGGCCAGAAGGCGCGTCCATGGAATGTGATGAGATGCACGAAATTGCCCGTGCCGCACTGAAGGAGGGTGAGTGATGGATATTGTAGAACGGTTGCGCCACACCGAAGAACACACTGCCACTATTGGCAAAGAACTGGTTTATCTTCAAGTGCCTGTAAATCCAGATGGACCAGAAGCCGCCGACGAGATTGAGCGTTTGCGTCTTGATATGGCTTTGACCCGTGAAGCATTGGAAAAAATAAAAACGCTATTAGGCAAGAACATCCACATCAAAGAACGTGCAAAAGAAGCGCGTAGTATTTTGTTGGATATTCTTTACCCCGATAGGCATGATGATAAATAATCAACAAAACGACGATAAATAACCGACTAACCGACATCGGAGAAAGCCGTGGCTAAAGACTGGACACAGGACGAAGTTATTAAAGATTTAGAGCGGGTGATTGAGAAGCAAGACAAAGAGATTGAACGGTTGCGGGAAGCGTTGCGAGAGATTGCACACAGAACAAGTATTGTGCCTTTGACAAATGCAGAATTGATTGAGGTATTTAAAAATACCGCCCGTGCCGCGCTGAAGGAAGGTGAGTAATGGATAAGTTGGAAGATATTAGATTGGTCTCACTTTACTTTGACCCCGTGCAAGAATTGTTTAGGGTTGAAACAAATGATGGGCTGTCTCAAAATACACAAGGTGCTGCGGAATTGCGATCTTTGGTCGCTGTTACATTATATAATGTAGCGGAGAACATGAGAAACAATACTTCTACAACATGCGTAAATATTGATGGATTTGAAATCACATCCGTTGATGTGTTGGCAAATTAAAGGAGGGTGAGTGATGAAAACTGATTATGAAAAACTACAAATGCGGATCAAATTTATAAAAGACGACATTCGTAAAATATGCAGTTCCGCCCATTGGACAAGCGAACGCTTGAAAGCCGCAGATGGTAATGTTCCAAAGTATTTTATTGACCAACACGGCATTTCAGCAGAAGCGATTAACGAAGCGTATTTTGTTGGGAGACAAGCTGGGCGATTGGATATGGCAAAAGATATTATTGGGGTGATTGGGGAGGGTGAGTGATGGATATTATAGAACGGTTAGAAGAGCATCTGCGTTTTAATGGCAAAGATCAGTTATCCCGTGATGCAAAAAGCGCGATTGAACGGTTACGGGAAGCGTTACGTTATATTTTAACGCACTGCGAATCTGATAGCCCACCGAATGCCAAAGCACTTATACTTTTTGTTAACAACGCACTGAAGGAGGGTGAGTAATGGATATTGTAGAACGGCTACGGAAACGCGCCGCCACTTGGGTATCTGTTGGTTGGGGCAACAATGACATCTTTGATGAAGCCGCCAATACGATTGAACAATTGCGCGGTGTATTGCAACAAATTGCAGACATTGAGCATGAAGACATACCTACGCCCCAAACATCTAATGAAGGCGTGACATGGACTGTTCTGGCAATGGCAATTGGTCTTGCTGAAAAAGCACTGAAGGAGGGTGAGTGATGCAAAACGAGATATGGGTGTTGAAGGGCCAACAGCGGTTGGATGGGTCGGAGAGCTACATTGTTGAAGAATTTGACGATGAAGCGGAATGCAGAAAAGAGATGGAGCGGCTGCAACGTGAGATGCCGAACCATCATTTTTGGCTCGAGGGCCATTATTCAGAGGTCGCGGTCGTCTCGAAAGAAGGGTTTTGGGTCGGAGATTAATTGTTTCGGTACCGAAACGATTGAAGGTCGATTTCAGGTCGATCAAGACGGAAAGATTTCGTTTACGGCGTAAGTCATTGAAATATAGTGTTACCGTTTCCATTCTATATAGTATATTCCCCCTTGTAAGAGTTGTAAAGAAGAAGAAGAAAGAGAGAGAAAGGGGGGAATAGGGGTTCGGAATGGAAACGGAAAATTGTTATTCTTTATAAAAATAAGAATTTGGTTGCTTTTGTATTTATTTCGAGGCTTACTATTTTCTCGTTTTTTAAAAAGGAGAGAATTATGGAGCGAGAATATAAATTTTCTGAAACTTCGAGAGCGAACATGTCTTTTGCGGCAAAAAATAGGCCCAAAGTTTCGGATGAAACAAAAAGGAAGATGTCCGAGGCTGCTCGAAACAAAAAACCTATCTCAGAAGAAACGAAGAGGAAAATGTCCGAGGCTGCTCGAGCTCGTTGGTCAAAATATTATGAATGGCTTGAAGAGCAAAATAAAATGTATGGGAGAGCTCTATGATGAATGAACAGCAATTCAAAAGTTGGTTTCGGGAAAATTGGGACGGATGGCTTTCGACTTATGAGCCGAGGCGAGGCGGAACGATCGGGATTGCTGATCTCCAGATCATGGTGAAGGGCAGAATTGTGCCCATTGAGTTGAAAGTTGGAGAAATCCAAGGTGAGAAGCTGTCTTGTCATGATGTCCGAGCTTCTCAGGTTCAGTGGCATCGGGATTTGTTCAAAGCCGGAGGTTACAGCTTGTTTATTGTTGGTGTTGGCGAAGGCAAAACACCTGATAGGATATTGTTTTATCAAGGTTCGAAAGCTGCAATGCTTCAAAATAAGTTTGATTTTAGGCCAGAAGATGAAATTGATGCGGCAAATTTTTCCTCACATTTGCACGATATCCTAGCATTCCGAATGGGTTGCTACACTTAACGATTTCCTTTTGCGTTTGTTTTGTTCCGGAGCATACTCGCTTTCTCATTCTGAGAGGGAGAATGCACTGTGGCAAAAGCCTCAAAAGCTGTTGCGATACCGCCTAAACGTAAAGGATTTTGGCTGAACGATGATGTGAAGCAGGAAGATCTTGCGGAAATCATTCGTCGTATTGCCGAAGGCGAAAGCCTAACAAAAGTTTGCCAAAGTTTAAATAAAGACGGTTCAAAACGCTTTCCGAGCCCAGCAACTTTCCTTGCGCACATCAAAGATGAGCCTTTTTTGGCCAAACAATACGCACGAGCAATTGAAATGAGAGCAGACATTATGGTCGAGACCATGATGGACATTGCGGACGATGATGCAAATCCTGCTCGTGCGCGAAACCGCATCGACACACGCCGCTGGCACAATGAAAAGCTGGCCCCAAAGAAATACGGCGCAAAATTCTTGGCCGAGAGCACTTTGGACGTGAACATAAAGCAAAAGGTCGATTTGACGCTCATGCCAGCGCAGGTCCGTGATCAGTTGCGCCATGCTTTGTTGAAGCAGATCGAACTCACAGCGGTCGAGGCTGACTGATGCATGATCGGGTGGCTTACGATTTGGAGGAACTTGCCGAAAGCTACACGCCCGATGAGCTTTTGTTCCTTTTGGACAAAGCAGACTGCGAAGAAAGTTTTGTCGATTTCATAAAACTTGCATGGCACGTGGTCGAACCGGGCCAAGATTATGTCCACAACTGGCACATCGACATGATTGCGGCGCATCTCACTGCAATCACTGACGAAATGATGATCGACGACGAAAAGTATTACAATCGTCTGTTGATCAACGTGCCGCCGGGCGCGATGAAGTCATTGCTGACCAACGTCTTTTGGCCAGCTTGGGAATGGGGACCACGCAATATGCCCCATTTGCGCTATGTTTGCGCCTCCCAT